AAACAATGAGAGTAGTTGAAATTATAAATTTATCAATGAAATACAATGAGCTATTAGTAAATCATTTGAAGGGGAAATTATGGTTAGATAATCCACAAATCTCACAGACCAAAAAATTATCATTTCAGCCAAAATGGGACGACTTATTAAAAGAGATAGATAATATACTAAAAACATTTAAAGGGCTTGGAATAGTACTTAATGATGACGAGATAACCCATGGGATAGAATTGCCTGAGAAAAGAAAAGACGTTGAAATATATCTTGAAAATCATTACAAGTTAAATCCTTTTGAGAAACCGGGACAGGAGACGATTTATAATCAAATGGAACGGGAGGGAATGAGATTATGAAATTTATTACATGTATAGGTTGTGGTGAATCTCTGGAGATACCAGAGAACCAAGAAGAAATTACCTGCCCAATATGTTTGATTGATTTTTATGTAGATTTAGAGACTGAGACTGACAAAAAGGAAGATGATTGATTTTGTAAGTAAATTATAAATAAATGGTATATATGAGTTCTAAAGTATTTAGATAGGTTTAGTGGAATATAAAAATTATAGGAGGAAAAGAAAATGTCAAATAATGAGTATGGAACGGGAAAAAGTTTATCACCAGAGGCAATTGACAAAAAAGCAAGGGAGCCAGAGAAAAGGGAAATAGTATTATTGAAAGCTGTATATAAGTTATTATCAAAACAGGAACGGTCTAGTTATGTCTTAGATATGTTATCGACAATGGTTACTTATGACGGGGCCCAATGTGACGGGGCTTGTTTGTTGGATGATATACGGGATTTTTTAGAGGATTTATAAAAAAGAAAACGGTCAATTTCTTATTTATGATAATTTATAAAAAAGGTATTTACAATTAAGGTGTTTAGTAGTATAATATTCTCAAGGGTGTTTGAAGTGGCAATAATGGCAGAAATAACAATAACAGATGGCGAGTTTTTTACTGAGTTTGTGCAACTAGTAAAAAAGTTAAAAGACAATAACAAAATACCTGAAGATGTAAGACAATCTTTTGAGGATGACTTACAAAAATTATTTGATAAACATTGGACTTGATAATTTAAATTATTTCCCTCATATTTAATTTATAGGTATGTAAACAGACATGTATCAAGTTCAATTTTATATAATGTGGGAGGTCGTGACGGGCTCAGAGGCGACCAGTATATTTAAGGGGTTTAGGGTGAAAATATACATTTGACGCGGAATAGTCCAGCGGTTAGGATGTCGGGCTCATAACCCGGAGGCCATCGGTTCAAATCCGATTTCCGCAATTACTAGGTTGAAATGTGGGCGGTGGCTCTTAACCCGGTTCGAGGCCGGGCGTTTCATTGGACACATCTTTTTATTTATTTATGATGTGGGCGGTAACCATCCGTAAATTTAAACCAAAATATACGAGTTTTTGTAGTGAGCAGCCAGAGAAAACTACAGTTGTATTAAATGGATAGCCAGTTAACGGGCCAGGGTTCGATTCCCTGTAATACATTTTAGTTTGTTAATAGATTAGTAAAGCCAAGATTAGTAAATGAAAATTTCTATATGGTGTAATCCAATTGATAAACTAAGAGTCTAATTTTGAAGTTTATCGACTTAAAACGTAAATTTCGGGTTTATGGTGGGTGGAATTAGGCTCATAGTATAACATGAGCCTAAACTTAAGGGTTATAGTATAATGGTAGTACACTCTGGGTTAGTATATTGATAATGTTTTGATTGGGTAATATTAAAGCATGATTGGAAAGCCTGGGGCGGTTCGTGGTTCAAATCCAAGGTAGCCCCTTATAAATATTCGTTCTTAGCTTCCTTTGTAAGTCGCCAATGACGCATTAAGTATTTACTTATGAGGAGCTTTGAACGTTTTTATTATGTTGGGTGGTGAGTACATGGCAGAAATAAGCATAACAAATTTAATTATCGAACAATTTAAGGATTTGAAAAGAGATGTTAACAAGCGACTGGACAAAATCGAATCTAAAATTGATAACCTGGTTACAACAGATGATTGTAAAAACAATCAAAATAATTGTCAACAAATTAAATACCAGGAACTAGAGGCAAAAAAAAACGAATGGAGTTATAGGAAAATTACGGCTATTATCGGTATATCATCGGGTTGCTTTGGAGTAGTTCTTTTTGTTATTAAGTCGTTTTTTCCTCAAATGGGGGTGTAGTAATGAAGAAGTGTAAATGTGGTTGTCATACAGATGAGGAAAGCGGCATCTGTATAACATGCCAGAAAAACAAGCTACTGGGAAATAAAATAGTCGGTACCTGTAAGAAATGCGGTAATAACCGACTAGATATTAAAGAGGGGTCTTATACCTGTAAAGAGTGTAAACATGTCGGAAATATAAAGGAATGGTTATGATGAAGCAAAATAGATTTAAAAGTGTCGTTGTTTGGTCTAGTATAGCAATGCTATTATTATTGATTTTGAATACAGCCGGGTTATTTGATAAGTTAGGTATTGACCAGGCAGCCGCAAAGATAATAATTGATAGTGTCTTGGGGTTGTTAGTATTGTTGGGAATCTTAAATAATCCTACTGATAAAGATAATTTTTAATACAAATAGTTGTTGACAATTCCGTATAGTTTTTATATAATATAATTAGAGGTTGAGACAGCAACCTACTAATTTAATGGGGGAATAATTATGAAAATTGATTTAATTATTAATGACAGTCGAAAATTTTTTAACAACTTAGAGGATTTAAGAAAGTATCTACTTTCATTCGGAGACAAAAAAATTCCACATATTCAAAGTTTATTTGTAGATGGCCGGAAAATTTCATATTTTAATTTATGTTATTTTGTCGCACATGGCCATCTTCCTGGGGGGTGTTAATATGGGATTATTAGAGGATATATGCAGCGGCTTATTGGAAGATTACAAATCGATGGGGAAATCATTGTTAACTAACATATTAACAGAGAAAACAAAGGCCGAAAAGACTACAGATTACAAAGAAAAAGGCCGATTAAACAAGAAGATTAGAAAATTAGAAGTTGAGCTGGATGATTTAAAAAAGAAATCTAAAAAGAAAGCAGATGCCGAACAAAAGGCACGTGATAGGATGATATGGAAAGATTAAAAAATTAAATGCTATGGGGTGATAATATGGATGAAAAATGCTGTATCTGCAATAAAAAACTTATAAAATCCGGAATTTATACTATAAGAAATAGGAAATATTGTGCTAAGTGTGCAAAGGCGGTAATTAAAAACGGGGAAAAAGTTGAGGAGAGTGAAAAAAATGAGTAAAAGTATATACCTAAGTCCATCGGCCCAAGATAAAAATCTTGGGGCCGGAAATTATGGAACTGAAGAAAAGGTGATGAATAAAGTCTGTGATGTCGTTGAAAAGGTTCTGAAAAGACATGGCGTTAAAACTTATAGAAATAGCCCATCAATGACCCTACAGGAAATTGTAAAGGATAGTAATAGTAAAAAACCTACTATACACTTTGCAATACATTCTAACGCGTTTAACATGCTATCAAGGGGCTGTGAAGTGTTTTGCTGGAAAAAAGGCTGCGAGGGGGAAAAACTAGCAAAGATAATATATAATAAAATTTCTCAAATTACACCATCTGGAGACAGGGGCGTAAAATATGGATATAATTTTTATGGCATTGGAAAACACATGTATGAGGTTGCCAGTACAACAGCCGACACGGTCTTGATTGAAATAGCATTCCACGACAATAAACAAGATTCTATCTGGATAACCAGCAATATTAATTTGATTGGTGAGGAGATTGCAAAAGGATTATTAGAGTATATTGGTGTTAAGTACCTGGAAGTATTAAAGCCGCTTGTTAAAGACTATAAGGCGATATTAAAAGAGGTATCCGATTTTGACAATGTATGGGTATCATTTATCAAAAGCCATCCAGAAGTTAACCTTCCGGGATTGATACAAAAGTTATATTATACAAGTTCTAAAAAATAAGATATAATAAAAACATAAAGTAAATCAAAACGTATTTTAACGTCTGGAGAAATCCAGACCCCTTTTTTGCCTTTTTATAAATAATTAAAATAGTTGTTGACAATTCCGTATAGTTTTTATATAATATAATTAGAGGTTGAGACAACGACCTACTAACTAATTGGAGGTAATTACAATGACTGAATATGATTATAACATGAAAATTAATACACCAGTGACTTACACGGTGGAAGAATGGGAACTTAAACAGGAAATGAAAGCAATCGAGATAGACCAGTATAACAGCAACATGGACAAAGAAGAACTCCCCTTTTAATAAGGGGTTTACATAGATAGCAACATCGGGAGGGGGTGACAATATGAGAAAATTAAAACCTATGTCGGGTAATTGTCCTAAATGCGGTAATAAGTTGAGTTTTAAAAACTCAGAGGAGGACAAAGAAAAAAACGAAATTAACGTTTATGTATGCCAGAATGAAAACTGTACAGACCAAAACGAATATACTAGTTTTAGTAAGTAAACAAGGGGAGGGTTAACCCTCCCGATACTATAATAAAAAGAGGTGAGACAGTGAATTTTAACGGTTTAGTCGAGAATTCCCCCACTTCTTAAGTGGTGGGATGAATCGGCTTGATTTCTTTCAGTATATATGATAATATATAA